GTCCCCAGAAGGCTTTATGCGGGCGGCTCACAACCTCGATTACCACTTGCAGGCTGCCATCTACCGGGCGGTATTTGCAGTGAGCGATTTCTATTGGATTGCGGCAGAGACCTCAGCACCGTTCAACGTGCAAGTGTACAAGCAGAGCGAGGAGGCTAAGCTCTTCAGCGACCGGAGGCTTTACAACCTCATCCAAGCGTACCAGCGTTGGGACGGCAACCCTCAAGGGTATAGCTCGCAGATACTTTCGCTTGACCTCCCGAGATGGGCCAACTAATCTGCACGACCAATGACTTGGAACTGGTTCAAATGGCTAAGGCCCAAGGGTGTCAAGCCGTCAAACGAAACAAACGCTGGAGGATTTATCTGCGTACAATCTAGCTACGAATGGAAGAGCACTACCGGAAGTTCGAAATCGAGCCTGTCACCTACGCGATGAAGAACCGTCTGGGCTTCGCAGAGGGCAACGTCGTCAAGTACGTGACCCGCTACAAGCACAAGGGAGGACTTCAGGACCTGCACAAAGCGAAGAGGTATATCGAGCTTTTAATTCTTTCATATGAAACAGACGAAGCATCTAGAGCCGACGCACAAGCCCAGCCCTAAGACCTTTGCGGAGATACCGTCCTCGCTTCAGCGGGCTGCGGAACTGCGGGCCCAAGCCTTGGAGCTTCGTAAGTTTGCAGGAGAAGGAAAAATCGAGCACTTTGCGTCCGAATACTACCGTCGGGAACTCAGGTTGATACGAACCAGCCTCGACGTAGGGTCGGAGCTAAGAATCATCCAAGAGGCCGAGCGGATGGAAGACGAGGCCCAATTCATGGAAATGCTAATAAGAAACAATGCGAGTCCCTGTCAGCTCCATTCAGCCGAATCCGAATAACCCGCGAAAGCTAGACAAAGGCAAGTTTCAAAAGCTCGTCCAGAGCATCAAAGACTTTCCAGAGATGCTCGATAAGAGACCCATTATAGTAGCAGATGGGGTCATTCTTGGCGGAAATATGCGTCATAAAGCCGCGATAGCCGCCGGGCTGAAGGAAGTTCCCATCATTGACGCAAGCGACTGGACGCAGGAACAACGCGATCAGTTTATCATCAAGGACAATCTCTCCTTCGGAGAGTGGGACTGGGACATCTTAGCAAATGAGTGGGACCCTGTAGCTTTGGAGCTATGGGGTCTCGACATTTGGACGCCGAAAGAACAGGAGAAGGACGTTAAAGAAGTATGCGAATGCTGCGGTAAATGAACCACCAAAATCCCACACTTAAAAGAGCGATGCTTGAAGCCTTGGACAAATCCTTAGGCATCGTATCGACGGCTGCGAAGGTGGCGGGGATAGACCGCTCCACCCACTATGCTTGGCTTCGCGAAGACCCGGAGTATAAAGCAGCGGTAGACCAGATAGGAGAGAGCGTCATCGACTTCGCAGAGAGCCACCTCTACAAGCTCATCAAAGAAGGCAACCCTGCCGCTAATATCTTCTACTTAAAGACCAAGGGCAAGAACCGGGGGTACATCGAACGGCAGGAGATAGAGGTATCTGAGAAGAAGCCTCTGAGCTGGTTTAACGATGACCCTAGCTAAGAGCTACTATCAGGTCAAAGGCTCGCGGGCTCGCATCCAAGTACACCAGGGAGGCACGAGAAGCGGGAAGACCTATTCCATCCTCACCGCTCTCATCGAACTTTGCTGGAAGAACGAGAATAGCGGGGCGGTAATTACGATCGCTAGGAAGACCCTCCCGGCTCTCAAGGCATCCGCGATGCGGGACTTCTTCGAAATAATCGAAAGGGAGGGACTGTACAGCCCCGACCTCCACAACAAGAGCGAGGGCACGTATCAGCTCTTCGGAAACCTCATCGAGTTTATCTCGGTAGACCAGCCCCAGAAGGTGCGAGGCCGCAAGAGGGACGTTCTATTTGTGAACGAAGCCAACGAGCTTTCACTCGAGGACTGGAGGCAGCTGCTTCTCAGAACCACCGGGCAGGTAATAATTGACTTCAACCCATCGGATGAGTTCCACTGGATTTACGACCACGTCTTAACTCGCGACGATGTCGACTTCTTTCAGACCACGTACCTCGACAACCCCTTTCTCTCCCCCTCGGTAGTCCAGGAGATTGAGCGTCTCCGGCTCGCAGATGAAAACTACTGGCGGGTGTACGGCCTCGGAGAGCGGGGAGCGAGCAGAAGTACTGTCTTCACCCATTGGACACAGACCGAGCAGATACCGGAGGGCTTCAAGCTGATTAACTACGGGCTGGACTTTGGGTTCACGAACGACCCGACGGCCCTCGTGGCCTGTTATTCGGACGGGCACGGGTACTTGTTTCAAGAGCGGATATTTCGCACCGGGCTTTCCAATAGAGAGATTTACCAGCTGGCAAAGGACATAGGGTCTGTTCCCGTGATCGCGGATTCAGCAGAGCCGAAGAGCATCAACGAGCTGCACGGCTACGGGCTGAACGTCCACCCTGCAAGGAAGGGACCGGACAGCGTAAGGAGCGGGATACAGTTCCTTCAATCCAGACCTCTGCTGGTGACCTCAGATAGCTTAAACATCATCAAGGAGCTGCGTAACTACAAGTGGCGAGAGGATAAGAACGGGAAGGTCTTAAACGAACCTGTTGACGTTTTTAACCATACGATTGACGCTATGCGCTATGCATCTACCTTTAACCAGGCAAACCCGAATTTCGGCAAATACAGCATCGGATGAAGATACCTTACCGCTGGGCTGACCTCACCTTAGGCCAGCTTCAAACGCTTATGACCACCGACGACCCTCTGCGCAAGGTATGCGCAGTAACGGGGCTCAGCTTGGAACAACTGCGAGCCAAGCCTCAGAGCGAGGTAGATGACGCGTTAAAACGCATCGAGGCTATTCCGGAAGTCGGTAGGCACAAGACCAAAATCACCTTCGAAAATCGGCAGTGGTTTAAGAAGAGAAAAAAGTACGGCTTCATATGCGACTGGGACGACTTCACCACCGGGGAGTGGATTGACGCGCAGCGGTACGTCGAAGATTTCTGGCCTAACGCTCACAAGCTGATGGCTATCCTGTACCGACCGATTACGTGGGAAAACGGTGACAAGTACGCTATTGCGAAATACACAGCCAAAGAGGACGCGTCTATCTTCAAGAGTATGCCCGCAGACCTCTTTACGGGCACGATGCTTTTTTTTTGGACTACACGAAACGAACAACTGACAACTTTGCAGTCCTCTTTGCTGGACGCGACGGAGGCACTAATCTCCTCTACGACAAATGGGGCTGGTACCTCAGCCTCTGGGCACTCTCCGGAGAGGACATAACTAAGATGAACGCTATTACCGAGTTACCAATAGGGGTGACACTCCAACATCTGGCTTTCCTCAAGGACTTAGAAGCAGACCGAAAGAACGGAATCAAATGATTACCTATAATACCTTCATTCAGCGGTTCAAGGACTTCGCCGACAACCACTACTTCATCCGGAGCTTCTCTCACGGAGCTCCCGAGGATGTGGATTTGGAGAAGTTCAACGAGTACCCGCTGATGCACGTCATTTACACGGGGGCGAGCTACGAGGACACCACCAAGACCCTGTCTTTTGAGGTCTATATCTTCGACCTTCCGAGTCATTATGAGAACAAGCAGGACCGCCAAAAGGAGGTCGTGAGCGATGCGGAGCAGTGTGCAGAGGACGTTATTGCAGACATCGTCAACGGAGGCAACATCTTCGTCCACGAGGAGGACTACACCGTACAAACGGCCCGAGTCACGCCCCTCCAGGAGGAGAGCAGCAACGTTTTAGCCGGAGTGCTTCTCGAGGTAGACATCCAGATCCCGTATGACCGCGACGCTTGCAACGCTCCTATCGACGGAGTATCACCCGAAGGCGGAGAAATCGTTTACGCACGTCGGGGCGTGCTGCGGGTGCGGACGGTAGACAGTGCTACCGACGTTCTTTCGGTAAGAACTATCGTAGTGCCCAACGGGTCTCTTACGGATGACGGAGGAGGACAGGTGACTTTGGACTTCACGTCGGTTACGAGCCTCGCAGAGCTGGACGATGTCAATCTCGACGAACCGCTCGACCGGGAGGCCCTTGTGTACGACGAGGCCACCTCGTTGTGGATTAACGGCGGCCCGGC